TGGTTGAAATTATTTGTATTTATATGCTTATTTTTGATCTGGTTACAACATGTAGTTCTTGATATATGTATTGTAACTGTTTGGGAATCTCAATTAACAACTGGAGGAATTACACCATTTCATCGAATTGTTAAGGATGTTTTATCAATGTTCAATCTCACACTTGCTGATTATGACACATATCTCATCATCACAGAAAGTGTTGCAGTAGGTTGTTTTGCTTTAGAATTAATTTCTCATCTTTGCGTCTATCTTATGACGAACAAGGCATCAGGCACAATTTAATGTCTCCCAAATTCGCAACAACATACCGAATCATCAAAAACCAATCATTCTTCATATGAATTTCAAGGTTGTTACACAAATTGGTACACTTGGTAAACAATACCAAATGTGGCAATGAAAAATTACCTGTTACAATTTCATCTGTAGTCTTTTTGTTAATACTGAACTCATTTTCAGAATCTCCCATCATAGTTGTACGTGATGCGAAATGCCCCTTACATGAGAAAGTTAACGAAGACCCCACATTCTTAATTTCAACGTTCTTTGCTCCAAGCAAAGTCATATCGCGACAGATCTTTTGGAAATCCATAGAAGGCATGGTAATATGGGTAGAAAACTCAGTTTCGGGGAGTTGAATATCAGGTTCATCACGATCGAGCAAATTCAACTTATAACGAGTTACTTGCTTCTTTTCACCATCTTCAAGCAAAATACCAAGTGTGTTTGGGTCACTTTCTTCAACGTAAAAAGTAATAGTATCATCATTTGTTGCTGTACGAACAATTCGATAAAGATGATCGGTATTTACTCCGATGATAAACTTCGGAGACGTATGTTTGTAAGAAAACTTTTCAAACTTCTCTGCATACAACCTCAAATGTACAAGAACTGTACGAGTATTATCCATTGCTACCATTCTAATCCCATCCTTATCAAAAATTAAGCTCATCTCTACAAGAATACACTTGAGAGCTTCTTTTAAAGTTCTCACAGCTCCTGTTTGAACAGTTTTTGCTTCAACGATGTACTCAGGCATTTGAAATTAAAAAGTTTTGTTCATTTAAACCATCTTTTTTAACTCATGTTGAAAAGATGCTTTTTTACAATACTTTCTCCAAGTAAATTGCTATTATACATAATAGACTCATATTTGAGTTTGTAAATAATACTTGAGATTACTAAATTTTTAATTTGCCTGTTATTTGCATGTTTATCTATTTCTCTTATCAAATTCTCAATTTGTTCTATAGTTGCTGTTTCAATCGTGATGAATTGACTGAACAAAATGTTCAAGTTACCAGCAACCGCAGAATAACATGGATTTATAATATTCCACGGAATGCCAGAAATATCTTTCTCAAACTTTCTGAGAAACTCTACAAATTTTTTATTATTTGTAACATTATTTACTACCATAACATATCTGCAATCAAAATACTTATCACTATTTAATCCGTTTTTGTTAATTAGGAGTATGTCTACTCTTCATAGTTTTATGCCTTGCTGCTGAAACTATCCTTCCACGTTCATTCTTAACTAAGTGTTCTTTACGAAGTCCTCCAGTAGTTCTTTCAGCAGTTCCATTAAAAACTTGACGTCTCGATCCATATTTTGAAACCTTTCTTGTTCTCCCGCCTTTTTGCTCAACTGGCTGTTTTGGCTGAGTAGATTCTGTCTCTCCAGTAGGAGAGCTCGAGTCTTTCGATCCTAAAAGTTCTTTCACGAAATTCATTTATCTTACTTTTCATATTCTCTTCTGTGACTTCTGACCACGAATTTACAATCCAAACGGGGAGTTCTTCAAAAAGTTGATCTATTCCAGATGTTTTTATAATTGGTATACAGCCTAAACAAAGAGCCTCCCATGTACGATGACAATCAAGACCATTTCCTTGTGGAGATAATACAAACGCATATTTAGTCATATTTTTCCAACAAATATCACGAATACATCTTAAAGGTTCGTAAAATACTAGTTCTCTTAAAACTGTATTATAAGCATCTGTTCTGTCAACTTTTCCATAACGCGTTGTCATCAAAAATTGAAAATTAGCATAAGCTTTACATTCTCTTTCCCAAAAGGGTTTTGATAAATTTTTAAAATTAACTAAATCTTTTTCCTGATCAATTGGCGGTTTTCTTAATCCCCATCCACAAGGATGATCTTCTACAATTGGAATTGGATCTGCCCATGAAAAGGATTTTTTATATCTAGGAATTAGTGTATGATAATCTAACCCAATTGGTATTCTCGTTAACTTTGGGTGAGACACAATGCAATTTTGAGAAAACCAATGTGTAAGCAATGGGTGGTTAATTAAGATTTCATATTGTTTTTGAACATCATCAGGAATTGTATAATCTGAATTATTTGTAAGCAAAATAAATGGCGTTTTAATATTTGGCAATACCTTTGTAACAAAATTGTTTAAAGCTTGAGGACATATATGTAATACCTCATTTGGTTGAAGATTATCATATAAAGTTGGGTTTAGTCCATCAAAATCTGGAACCGCAACTTGAGATTTACGATCAGCTAAAAGCAATAATCCACGAGATCCAACATATTTACAGTTCATTTATAACTTTTGAATAATGCATTGATAAAATGAGTTTGCGATTGTTATTATTTTTATTTTATCTTTATACTCTTCTATAAATTTATTTACACCTATTCGAGTTTCATTCCAATTTCCATGGTAGTAAAAATAATCGTCAAAAATCATATATCCTCCAGATTTTAATTTATCAAAGCACATAACACCATCTTTGTAAACATATTCGGTTTCATGATTTCCATCTATAAAAATTATATCAAATGAGTTGTTTTCTAAATTAGGCACAACATTTTCTGATAAATCTCTATGAACTATTATCTTATTGCGTATGTTTGCAACATCTATGTTATGGTTAAATATTTCCCATGATTCATCTTGTTTATTTTTATATTCCAAATATCCATCATAATCAAACCAAGGGTCAATACATACTAATTTAGAATCATCGTGTTTGCAGTATGATTTTTCTACTTTAATTAAATTTCTTCCATGTAGTACTCCTATTTCCAAATAACGAATTGGCTTATCCTGAATTGGTATCACTATAGACCAAGTTTGAGCTGGATCTTTACTATAGTCAATTCCCTTTAACTGTTTTTTAACTACTTGCTTTTGCCAAATAAGATTTTTCATTATGTTTATTCTATTTTATAAATCTTTTAAAAAGATACCATCTAATGTTTTTAAATTATAATCAAAAACTCTTGTAAATTCTTTAGTTCTTTTTAAATCTGTAAGATTATAGTTATTACATTCACTCCATGTTTTATTACGAGTTAGCATATCAAGAATAAGATGAGAAATATCTGTTCTACCATTTGGATCAAATCTATTTAAAATATTATACTTTTTCATAAGTGTATTATATTCATCCATAGTTATGAGAGGATCTCTTCTTAAGAAAACATTACCTTGATCTGCTAAGTTTTCAGATTCATTGAATACTACATTTTTTGAATAAAAAATTGGTATATTCAATTTTTCAATTCGCATTCCATAATGGTAATCTTCTCCACCGACACTATTGCATATTTCATCATAACCATTAACAGAAAGCAAAACACTCAAAGGCGAAGCAGAGTAACCAAATAGTTGTGAACCTCCTATTCTGCGAAATGCATCACCTTGATTCCATCTTGAATCTGTTCCTCCAGAAGTTTCTCGTTTATGAATAATTTTACCATTTTGAACTTCAAGATCCCAAACTTTTTTATAAGCAAATGCGACTACGATATTTTGAGTTGCGTAGTCAACCATATATTTAAAACAACCAGGTTCAATAACACTTAAATCATCAATAAAAAAGATGTATGAATTTGAAGCATAACAAATCCCAGTATTTCTTGCTAATGAAGCAGAGAAACAGTCTCTTGAACATATTCTGTGCTTACCTTGCCAAGGAGAAGGCATTGGTTCAACATGAGTAAAATTAAATCTATTATTTACGATTTGTTTCATAGTTTCTCTTCTGGATCCATCATATTGTAATTCAAAATCTACCATAATAATTTCAATTTTCGAAGTATCAAATTGAGTTTCAAGTACTTGGGTATATAAAGAATCAATAAACCATTCAAATTTTGGGTTCTTGCGACAAGTTGTATATATAAAACTCAACATTTATATTATATTTAGACATACAACCTCTAATATTCTACAAATGCTTCCCAAAAATTATGAATCAATACATGGTTGGTGCACTACAGAAAAAGCATTAACTCTTATGAATTTAGTATTTCAATCTAACCCTAAATTGTGTGTTGAACTTGGTGTATTTGGTGGGAAAAGTCTACTTCCAATTGCTATTGCTGCTAAACAGTATAACTCACGAGTAATCGGAGTTGATGCTTGGGAAAAACAAGCTTCATTAGAAGGAGTAAATGATAAAGCAAATGATGATTGGTGGGCAAATATAAATTATGATGAAATATATTCTTACACGAGAAATCTTATGATTGAAAATGGTCTAGATTCAATTGTAGAACTTTGGAAAGAAAATAGTAAGAATGTTGCAGATAGATTTGAAAATGAATCAATAGATATTCTTCATCAGGACAGTAATCATAGTGAAGAAATCTCGTGTGAAGAGGTTGAATTGTATCATCAAAAAGTTAAACCTGGTGGATTTTGGATATTTGATGATACTGATTGGTCAACAACTCAAAAAGCACAAAAAAATTTAATTTCAAAAGGTTATGAAGAATATTATACCCAATCTCAAAATAAATGGAAAATTTTTAGGAAACTTACTTAAACTTTAAATATAACAACGATTTTTGAAATGGTTTCCAAATGATATCATTTTTAGAAACTTTTAAGTGGCCTATACAATAATCATTAACTCCCATACTTATTATAAAATTGTCTTCTTCGGTAATAGCACCACATGGAAATACTACATTTGTTTGGTAAGAATTACCAATTGAAATTGGACTGGGTGTCCCGAAAAACACAGGAAATTTAGAAATATTTTTAACTTCAAAGGGATATTTCTTTGTTGTTAAATATGCACCAATGAAGTATTTTCGATTATTAAGAATTGATGTCGATGAATGAAAAAACCAAATAAGACTGTCATTATCATATTCAAGTGGAGGACATCCTCCACGAACCTTTCCATAATTCCATGAGACGCAATAATTAAGCTTATCATATTTTTTGACACTTAACTTGTCTTCTTCGTCGATACAATGAATAAATGTTCTGGGACTATCAGAATATAACAAATATAACTTATCATCAGAAACAACTGGGATCCAATTTTTTTCACGACCATCTGAATCTTCTGAAATTATATGTTTTGGCGGAACTTCTAAATAATGAGAATAAATAACATGACAAGTTTCTAAATCTAATTTAGCTACACCAATAGTAAGACCATCGGTATAAAATACAAACCAGTTTCCTTGAAATTCTATAGCACGTGGATCCTCTACATGGTGGTTATCTTTAAAAATAAAGCTTTTTGGGTCATTCTCACTATAATAATATCGTATATGTCTACTTAATATGTCTGGTCCAGCATTTCTGCTTGTTTCCCAATTTGTGTAGGCATCTATATATTTGTTTGTTCCTTTTACAACTTCAAAATTTTTTGTAAGCAAACATGTTGCTATTCTGTCTTCACATGTTTTTGGATTCTTTCCACAACGATAGAATAATCTATAAAAATCTTTATATTTGCAGATAGATGAATTATAATAATAAATATTAGTATCTGGATCAATCAAATCTTTCTCGTTCAAATATTTTAAATTACGAGGATCTGCTGTAAAAGAAAGTCCGCCTTCATCTGGAAGTTTGTAAATAAATTCAGGAAGATCTTCTGTTTTTTCAATTGTCGATTCTTTCATTAATTCATTTTTTCTGTCAAGTTCTTGTTTTTCTAAACTATTTTTTAACTTCTTTAATGAATGCATTGTTATATAATACTTACAAATGAAGTCAATTTTTTGAACTCATTTGTGGGGTTTCCCCCTTTTTTATTTTTTTAATTTTTTAAAATTCCACCACAATTACCAGCCATACAGGATTAACCTGCTTAGTTGGAGTAGGCAAGACCACCCATACCAGACATCACGCGGAGCACGTTGTAGTTGAGGGCATACACGCGCACTTGGGCAGTACGAGAACCAGTCACAGTGTTCAAGGACACAGTGAGTTGGAGAGTAGCCTTGTCGATACGAGAAAAGTTGCAGGTACCAGAAGGTTGGTGTTCCTCAGGGCGGAGAGCAAAGCTGTACACGTTGATACCAGTGGAGGGGGTACGGCAATGGTGTTGGAAGGGTTGAACGCGATCGAAGTAAGAACCTTCACGCTCAGTGAAACGGTCTTGACCGTTGAGTTGCAACTTGGCAACCTCAACAGGGTTCTTACCTTCGCAACGGTTACCAGAGTCCAAGATAACCTTAGCGAGCAAGTAGTTGACACCAGACTCAAATTCAGTAACACCAGCAAGGTCATTGGTATCCGCACCGATAGCAGAGCTTGCCGCAGTAGGGTTACCACCGAGAACGGCAGTTGCTTGAGATGGGTATTGAGTACCACTGCCAAGAGCAGTAGCGCTGCCACCTTGAGTCAAGAGAGAAGTGATGATACCATCAGTGGAGAAGTCATCGGAGTAGTTGAATGGTTGAGCACCACCAACAGAGGCCAACCAAGAAGAAGTAGAGCAGTCTACGAAGGAGTCACGTTGGACAACCCAGAAGAGTTCCTTAACGGGGTGGTTAAAGTTCAATTGGATCTTGTTGGAAGAAGAGGTGATGGATTCAGCACCAGTGTATTGTACTTGCTCAATGAGGTATTCGTGGGATTGTTGAGCAAAACGACGACGTTCCTCAGTATCGAGGTACACGTAGTCAACATACAAGGAGGCAGCAGCCAAAGATTGAGCAGTAGCAGCAGTGGGGACACCAACAGCAGACTCTGCGTATTGACAGTTTTGCCATGTTTCAAAGTCAACATTGATACGCACTTCGTGGTATTGGAGAGCGATCAAGGGGATTGCCAAACCAGGGTTACGACAGAACCAGAATTGGAGGGGGATGTACAAAGTCTTAGCGGGAGTACCAGCGCGGGGGACGCAAGAGATGGTAGTTTCACTGCTAGAGCAAGTGGCATCCAAAGCAATACCAGTAGAGCGCTTCAACAACACGAGGTCATGAGTGTTACCGATCAAGGAGTCCAATGCCTTGACAGTACCGGCTTCAGTAGACAATTGAGTCCAGATTTGCATCCAGTCACCATATTGACGATCGATACGTTGACCACCAATTTCAACTTCCACTTGTTTGATCAAACGGTGACCGATGTAGTTCAACCAACGGAAACCGTTGGGGTTACCTGAACCACCGCAAGTAATTTGAGGCAACACAACTTGTACGTATGTCTTATACATCAAGTCAGCATTACGATTGATAACTGCAGTCACGCGCTTGTTAAAGTCGGCTTGACCGTTGAATGTTACTTCAATAGACTCCACTGCGAAGTTGGTGTGACGCTTGTAGAGAATCTTCCAGAAGGTAATTTGAGGATTACCAGAGATATAGATATCTTGTGCTCCGTAGGAGACGAGTTGCATAAGACCACCGCCCATTTGTGTTTATGCTTAGTTGCAAGAAAAAATATTTCGGTTAAAAATATTCATACTGACGCCGACCTTCAATTTTATTCATCTTCATCTTCATCATCTGAAGGTTCTCCTGGGTCATCTTCAATAAAGACACATTTTACAGTAAAACCAATAGGATCTGGAAATCCTCCGTTTTCTGCAACAATCATATATCCTGACCAAGTTTTTCCTTCATACTTTTCTATGAATTGTTCAAGCTTATTCCATTTAGTGCCTTCAGACAGAGTCTTTTCCTTTATAAGGTGTTTGATAGCGTTAATACATCCTTTCAGAGTTTTGTATGCGCGAACTTCTTCCAACATGTAAGCGTTCATCTCATCAAGAATCTCTTTGCGATTGTAAGCGAAAGTATAATAAACTGTCATTTTAGTTAGTTACCCAAATCTAAAAATAAAGAAAATAGATCCGTTTTTATAAATGAATATTTGGCTAATTCCTACCGCTGATCCTCTTTGGAATACATTAATTCGGTCAATAATTATGATTGTAATATTAGTTTTTGGATTTAATGTTACTTTTTATAATGCTTACTGGGCAGCTATAGTACATGATGCTATTTCATTGATTCTAATTCGCCCGCTTGTTTAAGCATACATTTGAGTATATTCTCTTGCAATTCTGTCAAATTCTGGTCTATTCGATTCATACAGTCTTGCTATTTCTGGAACAAGCGGATCTCTTGGATTAGCATCAGTTAATAATGAACTAATTGAAAGTAATACTTTTCCGATCGTCAAAGATGGTGTCCACTGATCTTTCAAAATATCCAAACAAATACCTCCAGCTGAATTAATATTCGGATGATAAACTTTTGTTAAGAATGTAACATTTGGAGGTTTGAACGGATAATCCGTTGGAAACCTAATTTCAAGCTTGAAAAGACCACCTTCATAGGGACTCTTTTCAGGTCCAATAATAGTTCCATGCCACAAATAGATATCGCTATGATCAACAGGTCCAGCTGTACAATTGTCAAGAGGACTTGTTTCCATCTCTTTCATTTCTTTCATAATTCGTTTAGCTGACATTTTTTGTATAAACAAAATTACTGGCTGAAAATCCGTTTTAATTACCAGTAGAACCAAATCCACCATCTCCACGATTATCTGGAGCAGGAGGCAGATCTTCTTCACGATCTACAATATAAACCTTTTTCCAAGGCATCCAATTATGCTGAACAATTTGAAACAAACGTCTTCCTTGCTCAACAGAATATGAAACTCCCGGTACAACAGAATCCACTCTTGCAATAAGTTCACCTCGATAACCCATATCTGCTAATCCAATTTGATTTGACATTCTTAAAGGTGTTAAAGAAGTTGAAGATCTTGCTAGAAGAAGGTAAGGTGCCGGATCTCCGGATTCTGTCAAAGCTCCACACTTAACTCCAAGTTTCATTTCATACCCAAATAAGCACTTTTCAAAGTTTAGTGTCATTTCTGGAGACAGTAAATCAAATCCTGAATCAGTATATCTACGCTTAACAAGATGCTCTCTAAATTTTTCTCGAAGAGCTGGATCAATTACATAAATATAAAGGCTCATTTCTTATCTGTATATTATCTCATTACATGTAAGCCTGTAATGGTTTGTAAAGCAATATCGCTGCTATAGCTCCAGTCCATTGAGCTACAAAGTTATAGGTAATATCTTCTATCGATCCTCTTGCTAACATATATGCTGCCAAAGGTCCAAATGGTGTAAAAAATCCAGTTGTAATCCCACGTGTCATCCAATAAACTGAAAAATATACTAAACCCATTACTACTGGATGGACTTCAGTCAACAACTTTGCCAGCATAATAACCATGGTTCCAAGAAACTCAATAATATACTTATTGTTCATTTACTTATTTAAAACAAATGCTTTAGGCAAACTGATTCATATTTTTCAGAGCCCCCTACATCAACTTGTTGATTATCATTTTGAATTTTCTTAGTAAATGGAGCTTCTGTTCCGTCATTGCATGTTTTACAAAGGGCGCACAATTTTGTAATCTTTGAACACCAGGGAACGCAATCTAAAACTTCTCCAAATGGTTTTTGATGAGCATCTCCATCTAATCCAACAATAAGAACATTCTTTTTGTAAGCACGAAGAAGATACATAACGATATTTGTCAAATTTTTAAAGAACTGAGCCTCTTCGAAGACTACACAATCGGCTTCTCGCATTTCGTCAATCAATGTTAGAGGAATCTCGCTTCTCCAAATTTTACAAGGTGTTTTTTCTTGATTATGTGTTACAAGCTCATTTTCAGTTGAATATCGGTTATCAATATCCGGTTTGATTACAACTACTTTCTTATTAATAGCATGTTGTCTGCGAATATAAGAAAGAGCATAAGTAGACTTGCCAGAAAACATAGGACCAATTACAATTTCAAGTGACATTTATTAAGTAAAAATTGATTTATAGCCTTTAATCCATTTTATAATAATAATGGATACTGATACTGATTGGATTTTTGGTGGAACTTTTATAGCATGTTTTTCAATCATAGGTTGCGGAGTTGCTGCTTGGGTTTATAAAGAATGTCGTAATAAGCCAACTATAAAACAATCGCCTTCTATGGAAAATTTGGCAGCTATTGTAATTGAAGATCCTTCAAACTAATTCAAAATAATTGGTATAATCCTGATAGCTGTTACATATATCACTATGATCTGGGCGCTGATACACTAGACATGGTGACAAAATAAACCAGTTATCTCTCGCTTGCAATTGTTGCCAATAACTATCAATCGCAGAAGTATTGACTTCTTGTGTTTTTTGTAAAGATTCAAGACCATTTTTAAAATTATCGATGAGAGTTGTATAATAATTTGAGTTAACAAGATATCCAACTGTTGTTTTACAGCTTATAAGTTTATTTCCATTCCTGTTTACGAAAGTTCCTCCAAGAACAATAACATCATAATCGTTTGATGATAATTCTCGAAGAGATTTGTACCCCTGATCTAATTTATTCCACGTAGCGTCATCTTCGAGAACGAGAATATTTTTCCATTTGTTTCGCATAGCCATTTCAAGAACAGCAATATGGCTTTTAGTGCATCCAACAGCTCCTGGATTATCCTGTATTGCTGAAAACCTAATAACCTTATCTGAAAAACATGCTGTCATATTTTTCATATAAGCATCGCGATCTTTTCTATGATCCAAATTTATATAAACAACCTTATCAATAAAGTCCCAATCAACTTCTGTGCTTAATCGAATTACGTTTGGAAAGTAATAACCTTCCGTGTAGAATCCTGAACTATTAAACCATTTATTTGGCATGATGATTTTGCGATTTCGATTCAAGTATGCACCCCACCAAGAATAAGACGAATTAGCACAAATTCCGCCTGCTCCACACTGAGACATTAAATATAAGCTGTTTACTTCATTTTCAAACACAAATGAATATGAAATTGAATTTAAAAACTTCTTTGTTTTTGCGTATTCAATATCATTTGTAAAGATATAAAAATGAGTTCCTCTTGGAAAAATTTGGATTGCTTGCTCATAATATGAATCAAGACCTACATCGTGAAGCCAATGATTTTTATAGTCGCCTCCTCGAATGTGTAGGAACGCTGCTCTTTTGTGAATGGGAAACTTACGCAAAATCGACGTATCAAACGTTAGACGATCACAAAAATCCTGAGGAATATAATGCCAATTTTGAAAATATCCCTCTAAACAAATTGTTGGTATCTCTGTTTGTGGTAACCAATTTGTGTATTCAAAACTAGGTTCATTAAAAGTTACACTTTGAAGAGGCTTATATAAATGTTTCCAATTTTTGAATATCGAATCAAAATACATTTCATTAGAATGTACCGAAGTTGTATTTAAATTTTCTACAAAGTACGTTCTTCCACTATTTTTAGACATAGTTTCTCCTGCTGCAATTTGAAATAACTGGTTACCTAATCCGCCTTTTAATTTGGTTGTTAGCATTATATTGAATACATGACCGTTGTTAAAATATATTATTTTTCCCATACTCTGGGCATATGCCTACCATACCCAATATGACGAACATATCCTTCCTTTTTTTCAAGAATTGCTCCTCTATATCCAAGATTATTATAAATTCTTGATATATCTGTTTCATTTGGGTGTCCAAATCCTTCCATATACGGTTTACAACTTTCTGTAAAAGGTTTAACAATATTATAATCTGAAAGACGGCGTAGACCAGGATTTAAAGTAAATCCGTGCCAAAATCTATCATAATTACGAGCTAAATAATGATATCCTCCCAAATTAGTTTCCTCAACTGGTTGTCCATTTGTATCATGATGTGCTCGAAGTTGTATTGTAACAACTTTTGGATCCTTTTCTAAAACTTCAAATGATTTTTCAATAAATCCTGGATTAAAAAATTCCCAATCATCTTCACAGTGAAATATGTATGGTGTTTTTACAAGATTGTATGCTTTATCGATACTTTCTATTTGTCCTATATTTTTTTCGTTATAAACACATGTTGTTGGAAATGGGAGAATGTCTTTTGTAAAATCATTAATTCCAGTTTGATCACTATCTTCAATTAAAATCGCTTCTTCAATTGGATACGTATTCATTTGAACAAATGATTCCAGTGTCTTCTTTAATAAATCTGTTCGTTTACAACATGTTATAACAAGCGTAACCTTTTTCATTTATTTTTATGTTTAAGGAGTAAATGTTTAAATTAGTATTAGGAGCTGTATTTCGTAATGAGGCAGATAATATGGTAGAATACATAGAACATTATCTTTATCATGGTATTGAACATTTTTATTTGATAAATGATGGAAGTATAGATAATTTTCGAGAAGTTTTGAATCCGTATATACAAAATAATATTGTAACGCTTTTTGAAGGTAATGAACCTCGTACAGCAAATCGACAAGAACGAGTATACAATTCAATGTTTTTGCCACATATTCATAAATCTAAATGGTGGTTAATTGCTGATCTTGATGAATTCGTATATTCTCCAATTGAAATTAATTTACAAAGAATTCTTGAAAAATATGAAGACTATTCTCAAGTGAGCGCAGAGTGGTTAATGTTTGGTTCAGACAATAAAGAAATTCAGCCAGATTTATTAGTATCTGGATTTCTAAAACGATGTGATCATGGAATAAGTTATAAAACATTTGTACAAAGTAAGTACTTATGTAGTTTTGGCATTCATAAACATAATTTAGTAAATAATTCACCAGCTGAAATATTATTAAATTTAGATAAAGATGGAAATGCAGATATTATTATAAATCATTATCGTCATCAAAGTTTGAACAGGTGGTTAAAACGTGTTAGTACTCGCGGAGACGGTAGCATATATAGGTCAGAATGCGCGAATAGTTTTCCAATTGAAGTGTTTTACGAACATAATTATAACGATATTTATGATACACGTCTTTTAGATCAAAATAAACAAATTTTACGGAAAATTTTAGACATAAAAAACATGTATACATACTAACAATGTTATTTTTAACATACAACAATAAACAACATACTGATGGATTTGGATCACAACTTCAAAGAATTATCAGTATCTTTTGTTTAGCAAAAGAATATAATTGTGAATATACGCATAGTGGGTTTCATGTAATAGAATATCAGGGCCTTCTATCTTTAGAAAATAATACAACAACTGATACATTCATTAAACGTGCAAATGAACTTTTTATGCTTCCATCTTCTAATGTAAATACATTTTCAAAAATTGAAAATATAACTTTCATTACACACGAATTATTAGAATATTGGAGATCAAAAGCAAAAGATGACAATATTTTACTGCGTATAACTTATGCTCATAGATATTTAGATTCAAACACGCATATATTTTCACATTTACCAACATATCCATGGATAACAAATGAATCTAATGACGGGATAGTAAATATTGCCGTTCATATTCGTAGAGGAGAGCTTTTTTTAGTTGATTCAGATAGAATGTTACCAGATCAATATTTTTATGATGTTATTACAAAATTAATAGATATACTTAAATGTTCAAATAAACAGTATAAACTTACGATTTATACAGAAAAACCAACAAAAACAACCTATATATCTCCAAAGCATCCTGGCATATGCGAACGGTTTCAAGATATACGTTTAATTCATCCAGAGCAGACAGACTTACAAATATTTAGAAATATACCAGATATTTGTTACAAAATAAATACAGATCCATTTGAAACTTTTATAGAGTTAGTAAATTCAGACATTTTAGTATGTAGTCTTTCTTCTTTTAGTTATTCAGCTGCTCTTTTAAAGAGAAATGGAAAAGTATTAATTCCCAAGAACAAATTTTGGCATGGAAGTTTACCTACATGGATAGACACAGGAGATACTAACAATTTGATGCAGCTATATAATAAATAATTTGATCGCCTGAAGAATATTTTTTAAGAAGTCTATTTGCTAATAGACTTTCTATTTTTGGAATGGATAGATGTGTCCAATCTTCTCCAACAAAACAACGATTTTTTAAACCATTCCCGTTTGAATCAAATTTTTCAGTATCATCTATATAGAGTATAAATTCATTTGGAAGTATTTTTACTAATAAATTAATTTCATCAAAAAGTGGATTTTGATTTTCTGGATTAGTTGTATTTGTACCTCTATATCCAGTATTTATATTATAACCTTTCCATCCACTGTTTTCCCAATCTACTGAATTATCTCCAGACCAATGTGCATCTAGAAAAAATACAGTTGGGCCATGTATTTCAGGAACTATTTTCTGTAGGACTTCTACAGAATCTCCATTATAACAATAAATATTTGGTTTATGAGAAAACCTACGTTTTACGATTTCATACAAAAATGGTTGTATTTCAATAGTGTATACATTTTCAAAATGTATACTCATTAATTCTGTTCCGTCTCCAAAAAGACTTCCAGTTTCAACAATATTTTTATAGTTTTTAAGAACATCATCTCCAACTACATATTTAAGAAGTTCATATGAATATTTCCCCATTTTAAATAGTTAATCAAGTTACTCGAAAACCACTCTTGGTACGATATGCATAGCTTCTAATTCTTGAGACCAAAGTTTAACAGCATACGGGATCGTCTTTTGAACACAATTTGTTTGAGTTCCACAACCACCGCACGAATAAGTACCTTCTTTGCTATTTGTAACTGCGAGTGTACCACAAGTCTTACAAAACCCTGTGGGGAATGGGTCACTAACATCCATCAATCTTTCCTTTGTGAACGACGCAGCACCATGAGACAGCATACAATCACGTTCCATTTCTCCAACACGCAATCCACCATCGCGAGATCTACCCTCACATGGTTGACGAGTAAGAGATACAATAGGACCACGAGCACGAGAATGTTTCTTATCGATAACCATGTGCTTCAATCTTTGATAGAATGTAGGGCCCATAAAGATTTCTGCGCGAATCATTTCACCAGTTTGGCCATTGTAAAGCAATTCATTGCCACAGGGATGCATTCCAAGTTCAGCCATTTGCTTACAAAGTTCCTTCACTGAAAGATGAGAATATGGAGTTCCGTCTCCCAAAGTTCCTTTTTGTGTACAAATCTTTCCAAACATACATTCCATCAATTGAGCAATCGTCATACGAGAAGGTACAGCGTGGGGATTCATGATTAAATCTGGACGAAGACCAGAAGCCGTAAACGGCATGTCTTCTTCACTTAATATGATTCCACAAGTACCCTTTTGTCCGTGTCGAGAACTGAACTTATCACCAATTTCGGGGATACGCTCAGAAACTACTCGACATTTAATGAATGGGTATCCATCCGAATTCTTATCTTGCCACACTCCGTCAATTCTGCAGGTTTCTGAATTCTTATGAGTTGTAGATGAGTCACGATACTGGTATCCGTTAGGATCATTCTTGATACTTGTAACTTTTCCAATTACAACATCGTTTTCTTTAATTTCAGCATTCAGCATTGGGACACCTGAATCTGTAATAGCATGATACGATGATGTCTTAAATCCTCTTGTATTTTCACGTCTAGGTTTGCTGAACTTCTCTTCCTTGCCCGATGCCACATTACGATGCTCTTCATCCTTATAAATCGTATAATAGAGAGTTCTGAAAAGTCCACGAGTTACTGCTGCTTTGTTCAAGATTACTGAATCCTCTTGATTGTATCCGCCATAGCAGGCAATCGCTACAATAATATTGTCACCCGAAGGCATGTCCTGTGTTTTCAAAATATTCATTGAACGAGTTTCAACGAATGGCCTCATTGGTGAGCACAGAATGTAACCGTTCTTGTCCAATCTCTTTGCGTAGTTTCTGGCAAAGATACCCATAGATTGCTTACCCATAGCTGATTGATAAGTGTTACGAGGAGACTGATTGTGATCAGACAACGGAATAGAACTTGCCATGTGTCCCAAAATCAAAGTTGGATGAATTTCACAGTGTGTATGATTTTTAGTGATTTCATCAGGAGTCATCGCAATACGAATAACTTCAGTTTCAGATGGATCAATGTATTCGATATTTGATTTGATCCATTCATTCCAGGTATCCATTGTTTTAGGAGGCTCCATGATCATACCATCTTTTACTCTGAACAATGGTCTGATAAATCGACCACCATCAGATTCAATTGTAATAGAATTTTGAAGGACGTTCCAAGCTACTCCCGTATGTGGATGAAGACGAAACTCCTGTTTTGCCTCGCGAAGCTTTTTGTAGACATTTACTGGGTCGGCAGTATATGCTACGATAACTCCATTCACTACAATACTTGTTCCACTGTATGTTTCAGAAATCTTGCGAATCCAAATAATGTTATCAATTTCTTTGAGAAGATTGATTGTAATGCTTGATGGGGTATGCTGAGAAATAGCAGTCAGCATTGATAACGATTTTACAATACCAACTGAATGACCTTCTGGAGTTTCTACTGGACATACGTAACCCCAAGATGAACCATGAAGTTTGCGAGGTGCCAACAATTTACCAGATTTTTCAACTGGAGTTTGAATCCTTCTCAAATGACTGATAGTTGCAGAATATGACAATCTGTTCAGTACTTGAGATACACCAACCTTTGTTGCGTTTGACATAGAACTTGCTCCAGAAGTACCCAATCCTTGAACTGTAAAGTTGCCTGTAGCTAAAGCTTGTTTCAACTTTCCTTCAATGGTTGAAACCTTCAATATCTTGTACAAATTATTTACATTCAGTACTTCCAAAGGTCTTGGAAAATCTCCCTTCTTCCAAACATCGTTATTTACTTCATGAACAAACTTGCTGCGAATATCCTTGCAAACTTTTTGAAAGAGTTGGCGGAACAAATGAGTAAGCAAAGAACCTGTAGTAACAATACGCTTATTTGGATAGGCATCTCGATCATCGATCGGGATAAGTCCCTTTTCAGTATGAAGAAGTCTTCTAACCATCCAAGCGGTCAAGATACACTTTCTTGCTTCAAGCGTTTTAGAATCGCTGTCGTCTCCTCCAAATCGAACATGTGGTAGATACTCTGTTTCAAGAATGCTTCTTACGTAAGCTTTCTTGTCTTCATTAGTCGTACCGTATTGAAGATGATGAGTTAAGTATTCAACAGCATCCTCTCGAGTATAGACTTTGATATCAGAGCATTCTTTGAAAGACGCAGCCAGCATTTCCAGAAGATCTTCATTTCCATCAGAACAAATTAAATTCGCAATGTCCTGGTCATTTTCCAATCCTAAAGCGCGAAACATAACCATGAGAGGAATATCTTCACGGAAGCGGGGTACGCAAGTTGTGAGAGGATACCCAAATCCATTAAATTTGCTAGACAAACGAATTTCAAGCTTCTTTGGTGGAGTTGTAAATGATTCGTGAAGAGACTTCATTTCTACTGAGTAAGTGTACTTTGAAGCTGTCTTCTTGTTATAGAAAACCATGATACGATTATCGGCTACCTTTTCTTGGCAAAGAATTGTTCTTTCAGAGCCATGAATGATAAAGTAACCAAATGGATCATATGGGCATTCTCCAATTTCTTCTTTGGTTAAAGGATAGTCCTTCATGATACAGAGAGAAGATCCAAGCATAACTGGAATCTTTCCAAGAGAAACTCCTTCAAAGATTTTTACTTGTTCATCATACTCGCCAGTAGGTTTATACATACGAGCTACAAATCGAACATCTGAAAACATTTGAGCAGAATATGTAAAGTTTCTCATACGAGCCTCTTGAGGAAACATAGGCTTAATACGCCCAGTTGCTTCCTGAATACGAGGTTTCATATAAGTAATATTTTCAAAGCTCAACCGAAATTCATACTTGTATTTCTTTGTGGTTTCATCTTGCTCATGCCAAACAACGATAGGAGCGGTAGAGCAAACAATTAAAGGCAATTTATTACGAATAAAATCTTCAAAGGATTCAATTTGGTGTTCTACTAACTTCGGGATTCCTTGAGTTGCAAAATAAGAAGATACTGCTTTCCATTCCATGGTATATTTTTAAGAATCGTTCGCCGTAAATCTATTCTGATTCGTTTTTTAATAGAGGATGTCCTCAAAAACTATCACCGTCACCAAAATTGACCAAATAGCTGAAAAGCCAAAGGTTGAAGAGAAGAAGCCTGAAGTCAAATCTATTTTAAAAAAAGGTGGTAAAACTATGAAAACATTCCCAAGAGGTGTTTTAAAAACAGCAAAACATAAACCGGTTTTAAAAGCTGTTTCTGATCCTGCTAAACCTCCTCCTCTTAAAAAGACTATGAAGAAGCACGTAATTCAACTTATGACAGATAAAGGTGTTCGTCGTCATCGTAAAACATTGAAGAAGCAAATTTCCAAGATGTC